GCGGGAACTTCATCAAGCTTGCCGGCGGCACTATCAACAACAGTGCGCAGCAAACTCGCCTGATCATCTGACAACTCACCAAGTTCCAACGCAGCAATTGCGTCAGTGAGTGCATCAAAGTCGGTTGAAGTGCGACGCGCAATGAGTCGTAGATTGCGAACGCTTGCTGTCGTGGCAGGGTAGGCAGCGGTCGAAGTGACAACTGAAACTTCATGCAAGCGCACTTCATTCAATGTGCGCTCAGCGCCGTTGTCACTCCATGAATCACGCACGGTTGAAAATCCGAATGACATTGTGCTGACATCGCCGCGCTCAATCAACACACGCAAGTCGTTTGCGTAGGTGACATCAGGCAAGTCGGCTTCAACAAATAAACCGTCTGGGCGATCCTCAAGGCGCAATGTCTTTGCTCGCGTTGACGCCAGCACATGCAAGTCAGAATGATTGACAAACATTTTGATATCGTTGCGTGACTTGAGTGAGCGCGTGAAAGCGCCAGGGGCGATGCGCTCAACAAATGGCAACGGCAGGCTGGGGCTGTCGTATTTGGCTGCATATCCCATGAAGGTCATGCCGTCACCTGTCGTGGCTGCGCGCAGCTCTAAAGGTTCGGTGTCAATTGTTCTAATCTCAAGGTCGCTCATTGTTGTCCTTCCTTGCAAACGGTTTGATTCACGTTCCAGAAACCTGATTGCAGGCTGTGGGTTTAGTGGGTTGATTCCCCACAAGTAATGCGCCACCGCGCCGGCACCGGGCCAGTCAGGATGGTCAGGGTCGTTGTTTTTAGGTGCCCGCAAGTCAACGGCATGACGCTGTGACCAGGCAAAGGCTCTGATGATCTTGTCATCTGAAATGTTGCCGTCAGCCATCTCACGCGCTTCACGCACGGTTTTATCGGTAACACCGTCGCCGGCAAAACCTTCACGCCTTAATTCAAGCCCACGCGCTGCCGCCTCTTGCATGTAGTTTGGCGGTGTTGCCCGTGTCTCAATAATTGTTGGCGCGGTTCGCTTGGTGCTGCGTGGGTGATCCTCTGGCAGCAAGTCATTGTCCGTTATGTAGGCAGAGTTTTGTGGACGGCCAACACGCAACAAATACAGGAAGGCGTTCACCCTGGCCATTGACCATGCAGCACGGGAAACACCAGGCCGGTGTGAAGTGCTGTAAGCGCCAGAGCCACGACGATAAACAGCAAGCAATGTGCCAACTCTTGCGCGCGTCCAATTAGGCCGATCCGCTGCGGTCATCGCGTCATTGTGTGCGGTGACTTTGTTTTCCAATGCGGTGCGCGTTGCTTCACTGACTTCGATGTCACCGCCACCGCCGGCAGCACTGCCCGGCTCATTGGTGTCGCTTCCAGTTATCTGGTCAGATGGTGGAGCCGGTGCGCGCAACTCGTTGTCATCATCATCGTTTTCAACGTCAGGTTGCCAGGCGTTGCAATAGTAAGCGCCGTTGACGTAATCATCCCAGCGAGTGCAATAGGCTTTATCACCTTGGATGTTTGATTCATCATAAAAAAAGCAGTTGCCGCAGGCGCGACCGTCAGGAACGTCAAGGGCGAGTGCTGGCCGGTAGTTATCTGGCAGCACGCGTTCGCCACCTGGCTCCATATCCTCAGCGATACTGACAGCCACCATTTGCGCAATCGCGTCAGCCTTGGTTTGATGACAACCGATCACTTCACCGTCATCTTTGATGGTTGCCCAACCGCTGCAACTTTCCGCTTTGTCTGTAATGAAATAGGGCATCAGGCGTCATACCTTTGAATGAGAACGCCAAGTTTCACACCAGTCGGATCGCTCAAGGCGAACAGGGCTTCACCAGGTAGAAGTTGGAGCTGCAAACTGTCACCCGGATCGAGGTGTGGAGAGTTGGCCGTGCCAGCGTTTGCGCTGCCGTAATGAATATAATCATTGCCGCTTTTGCTCATATTGTGCAAAGTCACATATTGAGGATTGACCGATGCCTGCGCTACAAGTTGCGCGCTAGTCGTGCAACTCACAATGCTGTTCGTCATGGTCATAACAACTCCAATGTCAAAAGTTCCTGTTCAATTGCTTGCCGTACCCAACGCGCCACCAGTTCGTCACTGGGATAACGCACACCAACGCAACGCCCTGTCGTGGCCTGTAAGCCGCTGACTTTGCCGGTGTAACCGCAGGTACCAACAGCCGTTGCCCGAGCTCTTGTGCGGCCTTGTGCGCCGCCTGCGTGCCTTGTCGGTTGCGGTTGCTGCGGTTGTTTCGGTTTTGGTCTCCGTGGTCGTTCCGAACGAATAAATGGCGCGTGACCTGTGACAACCTCGGGCTCAGGTGGTGGTGGCCCTTCTTTCGAACCTGTTGCCGAACCTGTCGAAACAGAAACACCAACAATGCTGCCACCAATTGCCGGCGATCCATTCGCGCTGCCAGTGGAAACACTGACGCCGATGACGATGCCGCTGTTGCCTTCAACACCGACAACCGATCCGGTTGACGCAGATGAACCAACAACGGTTCCACCAAAACCAACCGAACCAACGGCGCTACCCGTTGTTGTGCTTGAGCCGCTGGCGCTGCCACCAAAGCCAACCGAGCCACGGGCGCTGCCCGTTGTTGTGCTCGACCCAGTTGCCGAACCTGTGAAACCTTGAACGCCAATGACTTGTCCGGTGCTCGTTGACGTTCCAACAATGAAGCCGGTACCTAGGCCACCCAAAACATCTGTGTCAAGACGGCCAAGGTTTGCGCTGTCAAGAGTGAACAGCCCAGCCATGAACTACGCCACAGATTCAGACAGGTTGCCGCCGGTGATTGTGTAAGTTCCAGCGGTTGCAAAAGTCTGACTGGTATCCAATGCGCGTGAACCGTAGAAAGTGCCGGCGGTTCCTGCCGACCAGTAACCAAGATGTGTGATTGTTGTTGCTGCTGGTACATCAAAGACAATGCTGCCAGAGTTGACTGCGGTGCCACCACTAGCGGCAGCCCAGTCAGCAAGTTCGCGTGTGTACGGTGAACCGCTGACCTCGTTGGCGCCGTTGGTGCTGGGGTCGGCGGTGTGAAGTGACACATGTGTTGCAGCTGCGGTGAGACCGTTGAGCATTGCGTTGGTTCCGTTAGTTGTCAGTGCCATGGGTTAGTTCTCCACAATCTTTGTGATGTTGCCGTCAGTGTCGCGCTCAATGTTGCGTGTGCGTGGCGTAGCCTCTGGCACGTTGACATTGACAACAGGTGCAGGCAGTGAACGCAAACCCTCAGTCAAAGCATTGACAATGTTTTCAGGGTCGTAATCACGACTGCCCAGATAAAGTTCCTCGACGTCAACGCCGGACTCGCCAACCTGTGCAGCGTTTTGCAACTGCACACTTGGCAAGCCGGTGTGTTCCATTGGTGGCAAGTCGAGTGCGGTCACAACGTCATTGGGATTAAAACCAACGCCAATCAAACGAACGGCCATGCCAACACGCTTGTCAGTCTCCACAATGTTTGCTGCGGCAAGATCAACGTGTGACAACGGCACGCGCATGACGTCGCCGCCTTCTACGTTGCGCAAGTCCTCAAGGCGTCTGATGTCGTTAATGTTCAGGAAACCAGCTTGAATGCCTTGCGAATAGGCTGCATAACGGCTTTGAATGTCACCGCGTAGCAAACCTTCCATGTTGAACTTAAGAAACGCACCGGGTGAGATTGGTGTGAGCAGACGCCCAAACGCTTCTTCAAGTTTGTAAATGATTGGCCGCAACGTGATCGTCACAAATGAAACGCTGTCTTGCTCTTGGCTTGCATAGGCGCGAGCACCTGGCACTTGCGACCCCAACATTGAAGGCTGGATTTTGAATATGCGCGCCACTTCCTCAACAGCAAATTTCTTGGCCTCAATGAGTTGTGCCTGTTGCGCATCATCAGACATGCGCTCAAACTTTGCACCGCCAGTCAGAATGTTTGGCCGGTGTGCGTTGCGCATCCCGTGGCTGTTCTTTTCAAACTGTTCTTTGAGTCGGTCAGCCTGCTCACTGGTCATGTCGCCGGGGTAAGAAATTATCCCAGAACTAACAGTGCCTTGGCCAAAGTAACGGGCGGAAAATTCATCGAGGGCGCGGGATATTCCCAACACATCTTTGAGTTGATCAACACGCGATTCGCCTTTGATGTCGCCGGCTTTGCGCATGTCGGTGATGTGGATCATGTCCTCACCGGGGATGACAATGCTGTTGTCAAAGAGGAATTCAATGAAGCCGCGATTGTTGCGCCGTGGCGTTACTCGCGTTGGGTCAAGGTTTGACAATGCCAAAACACTGCCGTCAGTGTCGCGCAAAATGCGAGTGTACGAATTACCCGCGAGCAACATTGAAATGATAATGGTTTGGTAAAAGTCGCTGCGTCCAACGGTAGGGTCAGCCTCTGGCTGATCAATCCACATTGGCTTAGGCCGAAACGGCAGGCGCTCGCCATTTTGCCGAAAGAAAACATCAAGGGGCAAGGTGGAAACAGTGTCAGCAATCAACCGCACGGCAGAATAGACAACGCCGATTTTCATTG